TAAATACAACCTTGCATATTGAATATGTATTATCCTTTGATTGATTAGTGCTTTGATAATATTCATCCTCATTCATAATAAAATTATAGGTAGCACCTTCTATATCCTGAACTTCATATGAAAATAAGTTTAAAACATCCTCTATTTGTTCATCATTTAGATAAACATATGTGTGCTCTGCATAACGTTCTGGACTGATTGATAAGAGATTTTCATTCCATTTATATTTTGGTCGTCTAAGTTGAAATGCTGTATCAGCTGTAGCACCTACAACTATATCTCCAGAAACATTTGGAATTGATAATAACCCAGTATAACTATTCCATGAATAAAAGGGCTCATTACCACCCATAGTTACATCTATATCTTCAGGGATAAACAACTCTTCATCTGGAATTATTTTTGTTGAGTAAGTCAATGCTTCAACAATAACTACTTGTTCGTTATTCAAACCCATTTGTGAAAGCATAGGAGTAATAGAATAAGTCCTAACTTCAATTACAGAACTTTTAGCGGATTCTGCAAATCCTGATGCTAAAGCAGTTACTTGTATTCTATTTAATCCATGATATTTCAATTCACAAATAGAAAAAGTATTTGTAGGATAAGTGATATCCTTTACTGGTTCATCATTTAAATAAACTCGATAAGTTTTCACATAATTACCATTAGTGCTTGGATTTGAAATTGTTATTGTGTCCCCATTTCTACTTATAGATAATTTATTTAGTTGAGGTAGATTTCCAGCGCCCTGAAAAGTCCCTGTTACTCCAGCAATTTCTACACCTTCTGCTATGTTTGCTGGTACAAAGTTCTCTGGAATATTTATAATTACACGGTTATATAATTCATCATCTGGCGAATCGACTTCTTGATTGCCATTTGAAAAATCTAAATCAATTGTTCCAGTTGACATAACTCCATAACTGAAGGTTGCCTTTGTTTCTTCGAGTGTTTCCAAAACAACTGCTGACACCCCCTCATAAGTAATGTCCTCTCCTGCTTTATTTTTAATTTTCACATTTGCTTTTCTCATTCTTCCACCTCACAATCTATATAAATCGTTTGATCACTTTGAACCACATCAAGGACTCTATAAACATATAAGTTTCCATCAATAAGTTCAGGATTTTGCCATGACGCTTCATCAAAGTCGATATTTCCATTTACCTCTAAATTACAATTAACAACAGAATCCAAATAAATAGGATTTATTAATTCAACAAAAGCATCTGTTTCTACACAATCAAATGTTTCATTAATATACATTGTTTCTTTGGCTTCTTTTAAACTAGCTGATGCACTAACAGTATTTAAATAATTTTCATTAATTCCAAGAGTAGCAAACAAGAAACACAAAAGAGTTCCATTTACAATAAAGTTTTCATCATTGTGAGATACACAAACATCTCCTTCATAATAGATATTTTTCATCACTGATGAAATTTCATCTTTTATAAATAAAGTTGCAGAAGATGAGTTTCTTGCACTATAAATATCAAAAGGTCTACTTATTCTTATTGTTGAAACATGAGAACTTGAATGTCCCATAAATGTAGCAATCCCTTTATTTGCTGATGATTCTACACTAGACACATGACTGACTTTTGAACCAGTGTTTGTTGCTGCAGGAAGATGTAAAACAGGTTTTGTTATATCAATGGCATTATCACATCCTCCAGATATTGGAGTAGTTTCACAAGTATTTAATTTAGATTGTTCTATTTTGTCGAACAGTTGATCACTTCCACTTACACCTACACTCGTCAAACAATCTGCTGTTCCTTCTACTTCATGATTAATCTCAACTAAATTTGGTTCTAAAACACCTGTGATTCCAGCAAAGAGATCAGAATTGTACTCTAGTATACATTCAACATTTTGACTTAATGCTCCAGCAACACATGGAGTAGCTGTTGTTCTTATCAACCTTAATGTTCCTAATGTTGTTGCGAACATATCAGAACCAGTTATTAATTCTGCAAATGCTGTTACATCAACCTTATATGTTTGTTCTATATTTAGCAATTGTTGAACTAAAGGAATAAGAACAGCGTCTGTTGATGATTCTAATAAACAATCAATATTTGAATTTATAGGTTCAAGTGTATCCAAACCACCTATTGCTGCTGATTCTATTGTCGCATTCAATAAAGCATCCATGTATAAACCATAAGATATTGCACCAGATGCTTCACTTACAGAATTACTTAATGCTTCCATAACTCTCTTTCTTGTGAATGTCAATTGAGCTTCAACTGGTGTTGTACCAAATAAATAAACATGAAGATTTTTATATAATTCTTCAAGATCCATAATAGCTTCTGCGAAAGTATACGAAATACTATGTGTATTCATTGTGTCATTTGCATCTCTTAATTCGATGTGTGCATCCTCGCTTTTATTAAAAGTTTCATTAATTTCTAAAGCAAGTGGTGTTTGATATTCTAACAATGCTGCTTCTTTTTGTTCTGGAGACGAAGCCCCTGATATTTCCTTTGGATATTGCATTGACATTGCAGCCTTCACACTAAATAGATCTACTGAATACAAAGTAGAAACATCTTTATAATCTGCATTTCCTTTTAATGTGTTAATCATTAAGTTTAACTTTCGAGCGAGTTCGACAAAGTAGATTCCATACACCGTATCAGGTTGCTGATACCAGGATACGTCTCTTACTCCTTTGAAGTCATCTCTTCCTACATATCCCTGAAATGAATCATCATAAGACCATCTCCATGTTGTACCTACATGACTTTCTATGTTGTACCTTACTGAATTAAATTTTCTTGCAGTCAGTTGAGGATAATTACCTTCTAGTTTAGCTCCATAATAAGTGGTATATTGGTCTATCCACTCTGCCCCAATAGCATCTAATACTTCTTTTAATTTATCAACTAGTGCATTCCATACTGTTATTTTAAATTCAGAGCAAAAGCCACCATTTGTGATGGCTTCATATGCCCTTTTAGTGTCATCATCCTTTTCCCAGTTCCATTCTTCAAACGAACTAGGCAGACTCATGTCTTTCATATACTAACCAAACTTCGCAATAGCTGCACCAGTATAAATGTTATTCATTTCTGTATCTTTTACTACAAAGGCAGTATTATCGCTAAACCTAAAGAAAATACCATTGTATCCTTTTTGAGGTTCAAAAATTCCACTTTCATCTGCTGGATCAGAGTTCCCGATCCACAATCCATCAGTAAATTTTTTTACTAATCCAAAGTCAGTAAACTCACCGCTACCTGATCCAAGTTGAATAAATGGGAAATCCTCTCCATCAGTTGTGTATCCCAAACGAATTTTAAGATCATTTTCGCTGTTAAAAACCTCATATCCTCCACCAGTCATTTGAGAATATCCTTCTAGCACCCCATTATTTCCAGCATAATATTTACCACCATAAATAGTAGATGCACCATTTATATAAACATTTCCTAAAGAATCAACTTTAAAATTGTCATTGATATTAATAGTTCCACCATCAATAGTAACGGATCCTGCAAACCTATAATTTCCTGTTTCTGGATCAAAATATAGTCTATCTTGAAATATCCCTTCATGATCTTTTGATTGCATTCTAAATTCTTCAGCATTCATTACTACTTTAGCATTGTCATCACTTCTAGTAATTGTTAAACCATCGTTTGAGGATATTTTTACACCAAAATATGACTTGTCTTTAGAAACCACTTCAGTTCTTATAGCCACTAGATCATTTTCTAAAGTGTCATCGTTTCTTCCTACTTGAATATCATAATCCTTACTATTAAATGGTTTTCGTTTTATTCCAATTAATCTAACATACTCATCTATTCCTAACCTTGCAAATTTCAAATGCAACTGATCTCCAAGAGTTAGCTTTGTTGTAGGTCTTATAGTTATTGAATAACTCGGATTCTCTTCTGTTGCTTTCAAAGTAGAACTAATGGAAACCACATTGTTATCAATAACTTCAATAGGTGTTTCACTGCCCTTATGTTTGAAGAAGGATACATAATATCCCTTGAAATCCACATCACATTTTAGTGTAGAAGCTAAATTAAAAAGAATACTCCTAATAGTGCTTTGCTGTTGTATTGAAATGGTGCACTCACCATCTACATCAGTTGTTCCCACAATAAAGTTAGTATCCCTTAAAATTTCTGTTAGTAATTCTCTAGATGTTCCAGTCATAGTAAATGCTTCTTTAGAAATATCGCTTAATCTATAAGAAATATGCTCACAAGTGAACTTGATTTTATACATTCCACCTGATAGTGATTTTTGAATTGATACAACATCATAATAATCGGTATTGTATAGAACCATGTAATCCTTGCCACTTACTAAAGTTAGTAGTTCATCAGTTATAAGGGTTTCAAAATTCATTTTTAATACTCCATCTAACCTTTCTTCAATATCGCAAGTTAGAATTTTGTCGATATTTGTAATGTAAATCCCTGTTTTAGTAAATATTTCCATTGATTACACCCCCATAGCACGTTTTAAAGAAGCATTATTTATACTTTGAATTTTACTTGTTGACTTTGTAATTAACTCCCCATCTAAATACAAAGGAACACTTACTTGAATCGGTGTTTGTTGTCCCTCAACTTGGTATGGCGCACCTAAATTAAAATCCTTTGTTAGAACACTTGAATCAATAACCAATTTCTGTATCGCTTGATTTAGTCCTAAATCATCAACATTTGTTTCAACATTAATTTTAGGATTTGCGGATACACCATTCATGATGTCATTAATATTTTGTGCTAACTCTTGTGCAGATTTGTCTGCAGAGTCATCTTCATCAATTCCTCCAGCTAAACCTTCAACAAGCATATTACCTACCCATTTAAGTTTTCTTGATGGAGATTTAATTCCAAAGAAATCACATATTCCATCCCACAAACCAGAACACCAATCTGATACTTTATCCCAAAGCCAATCCTTTAATGTTTGTATACCTTCCCATAATCCTCTTACCATGTTTTTACCAACATCAATCATTTTTGATCCTATGTTTCCAAATGCTGAAACTATGCTCGAAATAATTTCTGGTATCTTTTTAACTATAGCTTCTATGATTACAGGCATATTTGAAACAATCGCAGTAAATAATGTTATTCCAGCTTCTATAATCTCATCTATGTTGTCAATTAAAGCATCGCAAATACTAGTAATAATCATTGGAATGCACTCACATATAGTTGTGATTATTAATGGTAATTCATTAATCAAACTAATAAATAATTGAACTCCCGCATTAATTATCTCTGGCAGTGAACCTAATATTGCAGTTACAAGCCCTTCTATAATAAGTGGAATCGCACTACAAATTGAAGTAATAATTGTTGGTAGCGCATGAATAATCGAAGTTAATAAAGTAATTCCAGCTGCGATCAATTGTGGAACAGCACCCAATATAAAATTAACCAATGAATTTATTATTTTAGGTAATGCTTCAACCAAAACAGGTATGGCTTGTATTATTCCTTCAGCTAACCCCATAATTAACTTTAAAGCAACGTCTAAAATTAAAGGAAGATTGTCTATCAAACTTTGACAAATTTCCATAATAACTAATACCATTGTCGGTAATAGTTCAGGTAATGCATCAATTAACCCTTCTGCAAAGGTTATGATTACCTCTGTTGCTGCATTAAATATTTGAGGAAGATTTGAAACAAGACCTTTAACTAAAGTCATTATTATTTGAACTACACTTTTTGTTAACTTTGGAAATCCTGAAGTTAATGACTTAACTATCAACCCTATAATTTTTCCAGCAGATTCTATTAAAGTGTCAATGTTATCAACAATAGCATTTCCCATCGAACCTACTATAGATGAAACAATATCAATTAATTTTGGAATTCCTTTAATTAATGAATCCAACATTGTTTTTAAAACTGAAGTAAATACCTCACCTATTTTTGAAATATCCCCATTCGCATTTATTATTCCATTTGTAAATTGCGAAATGAGTGAAACTCCATCAGTTGCTAATTCAGTAAGAATTGGAAGTAATACACTTCCTAGCGCATTTTTTGCAGCAGTACAACTATTATTTAAATATTGTAACTGGTCGTCAAATGCTCCATATGAATCTAAAAGTTCGCCAGATAAAACATACCCAGACTGGTGTGCTTGCTCTGCCAATTCTTCCATCTTTTCTGATCCTGCTGTGATCAAAGGATTTAGTGCTTGCGCCGACCTTCCTAATAAAGTCATTGCATAAGCATCTCTTTCTGTTTCATTTTCCAGTTTTGATAATGCATCAATCAATTCCCAATAAACGGTATCGCTATCTCTCATGTTTCCATCTGCATCTAAGATTGCAATTCCTAGTTTTTCATATGCTTCAACATATGTTTTACTTCCATCCGTTGCGCTTTTCATTGATTTGATATTCTTTGCCATAGATCCTGTCAATGTTTCTAAAGACACATCTACTAATTCAGCAGCATATTTGTACTCTTGTAACTTATCAGTAGCAATTCCTGTAACTGTGCTTTGAGTTAGTATGTCATCTGCATAACTAGCTCCTTCCTTTGCCATATTTACAAGCGCCTTTCCTGCAGATATAGCAGCAGCACTAACTGCAGCAAATGCCGCAGTCATGGTTGCACCTACTGCTTTGCATACATTCCCTAAACCACTAAATTTTGATGATGAATCATCTGCTTGTTTTCCAGCATCTTCTACTTCATCTCCAAATTCATCAGCTTTCTTTTCCGCATCATCAAACTCTTTTCCTGCCTCATCTAATGCTGCATTATTTGAGTCTAGTTCTTTTTGCATTTTATTAAGTTCAGCTTGTGCATTATTAAGTTGAACTTGCCAATTCTTTGTTCTTTTATCTGTCTCGCCAAATGACTCTGATGCATTATTTAATGCTGATTTAAGTGCTTCGATTTTCTCTTTTTGTGTTTCCACAGATTTTGTTAACACTTCATTTCTAGCAGTCAATGCTTCTTGAGATTTGTCCTGCGAACTAAACTGACTTTCAACTAATTTCATCTCTGAACCCAAAACTTTGAAAGTTTGTGTAATTTCTGCAATTTGCGATTTAAATTGTTTCTCACCTTCAAGTCCTATTTTTAATCCAAAATTATCAGCCATTTACACTCACCTCCTAAAAGCCCTCTGGGATTATGTCATCTATAAAGTGTTCAACCTTAGGTTTAGATATCCCATTAAATTGTTTGTGACATTCCCATAAATCTAATAAAAGTCCAAATGGCATAAACCAAACTTCATCTTGGCTTAAATGCAAATGGACTATTCCGTAATACAAAAGACGAGTAAACAACTCATCGTCATCTACTCGCCCACCACGTTTTTTGTGTTATCTTCACTAACTACATTTCTTTTAGTCCCTTTAAGTAAACTTTGCGTAATAGCTTCTTTGAACTCACCTAATTCATTAGGCGTAGTGAATAACTCTACAACTTCTTCAGTTAATAGTTCTTTTTGATTTTCTTTATTTTTGAAATTGTGAATTAAAATAGGTTGATTTGCCAAGATTGTAATTAACCAAATAACTTCAGTTAATGCAGTTTCTAAATCTTCATTCTTTAACAATTTATCACCTAGTTTATCTAATCCACCATATCTTTGAGCGATCTCTTTTGTGGCTCTTGTGGTTAAAAGTAATTCATATTCTTCGTCACCTATTTTTACGAATGCACTTCTATCGTTCGCCATAATTATTCGCCTCCTTCTTCAGTTGTATATGCTGGTTCATAAACAGAGTTATACCAATCATCTACAATTGTTTTATTAGTATCATTTTCTGTTACTTCAGCTTTCCACGGATGCTTTCCATTTTCATCGGTTTTATTTCTTCTCATAATTGTTCCTTCAATAGTTGGTGTTGAGAATGAAATACTATCACCCTTTGTTGCAAGGTTAGTTGCAGGAATTCCAAACAACACTCTATACAACCAATAGTATTTATACTTACCATTTGATTTCTTTGCTCTAAAACCTATTGCAACTGGTTTAGCTGAATCTTCACTACCAGAAATTAATACTCCATTTTTATCAATTGTTGCTCCAATTAATTTAGCAGCAACATCATGACCAATGTCATCAATTCCTAGCGAGATAGTTCCACCTTTAAATTCCTTCACTACTTCTGCTTGTCCATCATCTGCATAAAGAGTTGCTTCATTCAACTCGATAGATAAATCTGCAGAGATCGCTTTAGCAAAAACTGAAGGTGTTGAATATGTTTCATGCCCGCTTTCATCTTCTGTTATTTCTGCAAAATGCAATTTATCAAGACCTATTGTCGCCATATTTATTCCTCCTCCACGTCATAGTCTTTTGCGACATCTATTGTGTAATGATGGTACTTTGTGTCTTTTTCAAAACCGTTATACCTTCTATCG